GTAGCGCCGATATAATTAAGGATTACGGAAGAGTCGCTAGGGAAGCATTAGCCAATAAGGATAAAGAGGTAGAACTAAGCGAGCCTCCGTTTTGCGCTTGGTGTGGTGGGACATGCGAATGCGATCCTGAATATTCTGATCAAGAGGTAGAGCAAGATGACAGCAAAGATTGAGTATCACTGTGACTTTTGCGAGAAGGAGCTGACCACTAACTCCCTAAACCCCGACCATAAAGGCTATTGTAAGTTTGACAAAGAATGGACGAATAATTTACGTGAGAGCTTACAGGGTCCACATATTTGCCATACTTGCGTTATTGGGGTGGCCGGCCATGATTAACACAGAGAGTAAGGTACAGATAGAGCCAAGGGTGGGCGACGTTGTCAAATATGAAGGGTGCATAAATCCAGAAAATGAGATTGTTGTCACAAATACTGACGATGATGGTTTTATGGATTTATATGAGGGTGGGGACGGCTGGAAGCATTTAGATGTCAGTGACTCGCTTTGCACCCTATTACACAGACCATTCAAGGTAGGTGACCGTACACAATTTGACGGTATCGACGGATGGGAGGTAAACCCGGACCGCTATCAAGGCGACATACCCGGCTTAAAGATACGCCATATCAAGCCAGAGTGGCGCAACCATTCATCATATAAGGAGTAAGGTATGTATTCATTAAGTAAAAGAAGCTTTGAAAAGCTAGAAGGATGCCATGAAGACCTGTATAAGTTGGCATCTATTGCTATAATAACCACCCCTTATGATTTTGGTATAACGTGTGGATTAAGGACCAGGGAGGAGCAGAAAAAGCTTGTTGCAGAGGGTAAGAGCCAAACGATGAATTCCAGGCATTTACCTGTTAACGGGCAAAGCAGAGCCTTTGATTTTATGGTGTATGTAGGTGGTCATGGTACGTGGAGAGAGCAATACTACCGTCCAGTGGTTCAAAACTTCTTCAATATAGCGATACAAGAGGGTATACAGATTAAATCAGGTGGGTTGTGGGGTAGTTTTGAGGATTGGCCGCACATTGAATTGATTACAGAGGGTTAGGTTATGGATGATTTCGAGCTAAAGCTGATGAAGGACAATCTAAGGCTTAAACGTCAGGTAGCTATTCAGAATAACTGGATTGTATGGGCGATGTGCGGGTATATTTTAGTCTGGACTTCATGTTGGTTTTATTTTAACTAAACGAGGATAAGACAATGAGCAGATGGAAAGAGTTACTACCATTAGTAGTAAATGTAGCGAGTCAGGTTAAGACTAAGCCAGGAACAGGAGTAAAGGAGACGGCAGCAGCCACAGTATTTGGATTAGGCTATTCAATAGCTTCACAATGGCACGAGGCAGGATTCTGGAGTGTAGATGAAGCCATACTATTTGCATTTGTAGCAGCCGTGAGCACGCTTATAGCTAGGTTAAATGCTAAGAGGAAGGAATGATGAGCACTAAAGTTGGCGTATTTACTGGCAGCGTTTCAGATCCGTGGCCTTGCTGGTGTGAGATATCTGACAGAGATGGCAGAAAAATAAGATTTAGTCATGGAGATCTGTCGGACCTTGAGTACCTGATTCAAAGGATGAAGAAAACGGCTAAACAAAAACTTCCAGACGATGACCGGGGTGAAGTTTAATATAAGAGGGTAAGGGTATGTTTAACAAAGTAACAAGCGCATAGATTTAGTGAAAAAACCTAGATAGAGAGCGTGACCCTCGTTCGTTGACGTCTAGGATATTACACAGCCCGGTCCCTTACCGGGTATTTTATTGCTCAATGTTAGTGTACACTAAAGTTATGAGACATACCCATGACTACACTAACCACACAAGACCTAATCGAATGGGAGCTAAAGACTTCAGTGGGTGAGTATGTATTTAAGGGAAGTGTTGCTCAATTTATTCTAATGTTGAGGTTGCAGAGTGCTGAAAAACGAGACAGCAGAGGAATTTCTAGCCAGGGGTGGTACAATCACTCTAGTTGATAGCGGGAAGTCTAGCCTTAATAAAACAGGCAGACCTAAGAAGTTCCACCAAATGATGCTAAATGCGGCTAGAAATGGATCAAGACAGGCTCACGCGAATAAGGCAGGCGTTAATGACTAAAATCATCCTACATGATAAAGACAGCGCAATAGTAATCAGGGAGGGCGGTGTATTTGAGATATTCTTATCAGGTCATGGAAAGACTACTTTTAAAGCTGCTGATATCGAGGGAGAATCTGAGTCAGCCCCATCAGCAGTAATTGGTTACATATTAGCCAACGCATGGGAGAATGAAGAACTTAGAAATACGATTATAAATACTGCTTTTGAAGAAGACACCAATAGGATTATACTCTTAGAATGAAATTAATTAAATTCATTAAGGACACAAAAGGAATATATAACGCATTTTTCCAGAAAGGGTCAGCAATAAAATATCTACCGTGGAAGTTTGAATGGCAGGGAATGACAGAGCCAGAAAGGGTAGAAAAGGGCATATTTGTACACTGTCATGGTCATGGTGAGTTTGATGTATTTACCAAGGAAGATGTTATTTTGATATGAAATTCCCCGAAGAAGTATTAAAAGAATTAAAGGATATAGAGTTTATTGAGTTCTACAAAGATTATGAGATATACAGAGAAGGAGCTGAAAGCTCACCAACGGCTGTTTGTGTTTACAAGGCAGGCACATTAAAGACCAGATGCCAGGTAAAAGACGCTAAAGACTTTAACTTAGGGCGTGAAGAAATAATCAGATGCATTGATGCGGAATTAATATGAAGCGTAGAAACCTACTAAACGTGTCAATATGACAACATTCATTAAACAATACAAAAGGTTAAGGTAGATCGAATGGCTAACAAAGGCGGCCAGCCAGGAAACCAGAATGCAGCCAAAGGTAGGCGCTTATCAGACTTCTTAGTTGCGCGGTTAGAGCAGAAGGATGCTTGTAAAAAAATAGCTGAGAAACTTACTGAGAAAGCAGTAGAAGGCGACTTGCCAGCTATTAGAGAGATCTTTGATAGAACCGAAGGCAAAGCACAACAAACCACTGTATTAGCTGGAGACCCGGAGAATCCAATTGGCATCACTACAAGCTTATCAGGAGAGACTAGCGGCCTTTTGGAAGAAATGTCCAAAGGGTCAGGAGATAGCGGCTCTTAGAGAGCTTTGCCGTACCGACTTATACTTTCTTCTTAGATACGGGCTTAATCGTTCTGATGTAGAGAAAGAATGGCTGTTTCAACGATGTTTAGAGGTCCAGGATGACCCTAACGACCACCTAGATCTGTGGGCTAGGGAGCATTACAAGTCTACAATAATCACTTATGCCAAAACTATTCAGGATGTTCTCTGCTCGCATGGTGATGAGCCTAAGATAGACAGAGAAGGCACTTACGGAATATTCAGCCATACCAGACCTATTGCCAAGGGTTTTCTAAGGCAGATTAAATACGAGTTTGAGACTAACGAGAAACTTAAAGAATGGTTTCCTGATATTCTGTATGCAAACCCTAAGAAAGAATCACCTAAGTGGTCAGAAGACGAAGGCATTTGTGTTAAGCGTAAGGGTAATCCAAAAGAATCAACGATAGAAGCACACGGCCTGGTTGACGGCCAGCCAACATCAAAGCACTTTGTCGGTTTGATTTATGATGATGTTGTAACCAGGGAGAGCGTTACAACCCCGGAAATGATGCAAAAGACAACAGCATCTTTGGAGCTTTCTTATAACTTAGGTGCTGACGGTGGATTTCGTAGGTTTATCGGCACTAGATACCACTTTAATGACTCCTACAAGACAATTATCGATAGAGGTACGGCAAAGCCAAGGGTCTACGCTGCAACTGATAACGGCACTGTAAGCGGCATTCCTGTGCTTATTCCCAAAGACACACTTGATGCGAAACGTAGGGATATGGGGTCTTATACGTTTGCCTGCCAGATGTTACAAAACCCTGTTGCTGATGAGGCGCAAGGCTTTAAGTCTGAGAACATTAGGTACTACGACGATCTAATACTGTCCGGGTTGAATCTTTATATTGTGCTTGATGCGGCAAGTAGTAAGAAGAAAGGCAGTGATTATACGGCGGCATGGGTTCTAGGTTTGGGACCAGATGGCAATATCTATGTTGTTGATATGGTAAGGGATAGGTTAAATCTTACACAGCGGGCAACGCTTGTCATGGACTGGCATAGAAAATACCAGCCTTTAGAGGTTAGGTATGAGAAGTACGGGTTAATGTCTGACATAGAACACATACAGACTATTCAAGCAAAAGAGAATTACCGGTTTGATATTGTAGAGGTTGGCGGGCAAACAGCTAAGGAAGACAGGATTAGACGGCTTATACCGACAACAGAGAATCATATGCTGTATTTGCCTAGAAGTTGCCATAAAACAAACTACGAAGGTAAGACCATAGATCTAGTTAATGCGTTCATCGAGGAGGAGCTAAAGGCGTTCCCTGTCTCAATGCACGATGATATGCTAGACTCTCTCGCACGAATACACGAGCCAAAGTTAGAACTGGCTTGGCCCAAAGAGAAAGCTAAAACCACTAAACGTAAACGAGCAGGAGCCGGAGGTTGGCAAAGATGAATTATCACCAAGTAGCAGAAGTAGTAGACAAGTATAACAACGGTAAGACTTTAACCGTGACGCTAAAGGACGGGTTTTACTTCCTCGGAGGAAAGTCCGTAGAAACATTTGATGGACATAAGGCGTACAAAGAAGCCCTGGCCAATACTAATGAGGGTAGGGATAACGTATCTCCTGAGACGGTCAAGGCTATTGGTGAAGGTCTTAAACCTAAGAGAACACGTAGAACTAAAGAGCAGATGAAGGCTGATAATGCAAAAGGGTGATAGCGTAAACGCTTGCAAACTACCTAAAATCAATCTATAAGGGGTTAGAGTTCACTAACTACGGACTCTACTGTGGAAGAAGAAAACGAGGTAACCCCCTCAAGCTCCGATGAGAAAGACAAGAAATTATTGTCTAAAGCCCGTGACGACTATAAAAAC